CAACATACGATTTCTTAAATACCGAAACTGGTGAAGTGACAGAACACTTCATGTCTTACACTAAGTTAGACCAGTTCAAAGAAGATAACCCTCACTTAAAACAACAAATAGCCGCCCCTAGAATTGTAGGTGGTCATGGTGACAGAGTTAAAGCGTCCGATGGGTTTAATGATGTACTTAAGAATATCGCCTCCAAAAATATCGACACTCCACTTGGGGAAAGATATCACAGAAAAGATGCTAAAGAAGTTAAGACAAGAGAAACAATAAAAAAGCATATTGACATACAGTCAAGAAAGAAGTAAAATAGGTATATATTATGATAGATTTACATGAACTAGAACTACTCGACATGAAAGCCGAATCGGTGGACGGAAAGCGACTTTACCAAACACCCGAAGGTAATAAGTATCCAAGTGTCACAACCGTAACAGGTCTTCTTAACAAAGAACATATAAAGTTGTGGAGAGCTAGAGTTGGTGAACAAGAAGCGAATAAGATTACCGCACAGGCAACAAAACGTGGTACTAAGATGCATGACATCTTTGAAAAGTATCTTAGACAAGAAGAAGAAATTATCTTTGATAACATTCTTCAAGAACAGATGTTCAATTCCGCTTTACCCTTATTAGATGAAATCCAGCCGATCGCTCTAGAAGCGCCTCTGTATTCCGATACACTTAAGATGGCAGGAAGAGTGGATTGTGTTGGTCTCTTTGAAGATAAACTTACAATCATTGATTTCAAAACATCAAGTAAGTGGAAAGAAGAATACATGGCAAAACCATGGTTTATTCAGATGACTGCTTACGCTATGATGGTTGAAGAGATGACTGGTTATGAAGTTGAGGAGATTCTTGCTATTGTTGTAGTAGAGGGTCAAACAGGTGGTGTTCAGGCATTTGGGAGTTTTCCAAATGAACACGTTGATGAATTAGTTAGTTTACGAAAACAGTACACTAACTTATACGGAGTATAAAATGAGTGAAGTGAAAGAATTTAATTTAGAAGGAGATTTCAATTGGAATAAGATAATCTCTAAAGGTGATGAGTGGGTTGAGTCCCAAGCATACGATAGTGCATATGACACACTATTGGAGTATCTTGCAATCGACAGTGAAGAAGATGTGACAGAAGAAGTCTTAGATAAGGCAGACCATCTCATAGATTACCTAACAACTGATTATGCAGAAGGTGGTCTTGGTGTTCATGACACTAGTCCAACTTACTATGCTTACTATAGTATTGTTAGAGACTGGAGAGATAACTTGGAGTGTGGATACTAAAATGCAAATTGAAATTGGAAAGGAATATGCGATATATCCTAAGTTTAAAAAATCGTATGTAGAACGTGAAGTGTTTAAGGACAATGATAGTGAAGACAGAGTTGTTGTTGAGACACTATGGAGAAGTGGTGTTTATCTTATCAAGGTAACTAACGAAGAAGACAAGGAGACCTTAGAAGCATATATGTCAGAAGATGCAACAGGTGATATGGAACCTTGTGAGTTCGAAGAGAATGAATTCGTAGAATCTTTTGATGGGTGTGGTATGGATATATACGTTCACCTTGCAGAAGGAAGTGAAGCAGACGAAGACGAAATGCAAGAACAACTTGAAGAAGAAGGGCATGATTGGTTTTGGGAAAACAATTATGATTCATGGGATGCAGAACACTTCTTTGGTTTACCATTGCAAGTAGATGAAGTAGACCCCGATAATAGATACGACTTGAGGTTCTAATGATTAGCAAGAAAAATTTTACAGAACAAGTTGAAAAATTAATTGTACGTGGAAGAGGTTGTGATGTAATGTCAGCAATCATTAAAGTGTGCGAAACAAACAGTCTTGAACCCGAAAGTGCTAAGAGACTATTATCAAATCCGCTGAAAGAAAAACTTGAAGCAGAGGCTCAAAAATTAAACTTAATCAATCGTGGCCAAGTGAGTCAGGCGAATATCACGAAATTTTATGAGGACTAGAATGAAAGAATTAATCAATGAAGTAATAACAATTGTTACTGCCACAGGTGAGTACGTTGGTAAACTGGATACACTCCAGCAAGACGACACCTCAGTTGCACTAACTAACCCTAGGATGATTATCCAAAACCAAGAAGGTCAAATGGGATTCGCTAGGGGAGTTGCTGTAACAGGTGAAGAGAACCCTAAGACAATGGTTGTGAAAGACTACATCTTTATGTGTGCAACTAACGACAAAGTCACAGAAGCATATAACGCTGCTACTGGTGAAATCCATATCCCCGAGAAAAAGATTATTACTTAATGACATCTAGGGATGGATATGATGCATATACGTTGTACCTTGGAATTAAGTTGCACTTCAATTCTAAGGATTATGACTTCATTAAATACAACGGAAAAGTACGGAGTGATATCAACTCTTTCCTAAAGCGGAAAGATAAGTTTCACTTTGGAAAACTTCACAAAATTTATAAAGATAACCTACAAGACTTCTATATCGCCAATCTATCTCAGAAAGATAGTTGGGCGGGAGACTTGTTAAACGAAGAAGCAGAACGTGTCTACGCCGATTGGAGAAAACGTCAACAGAAGTTGTCGTATATGTTTCAATCAGAAGTGTCAGATGTGTTACGTAAAAGAACAATACAAAAAGTTCTAGAAGTAAAGAACGGTCAGCATCCTTGGTTATTACGAGACTATCTAGCAAAGAATGTCTCACTCGAAACTCTTTGTATCATGGATGAGATAATCGGGTTCACTACAGATTGGGAGAGACTAATCTCTGAGAAGGTAGTGTACCCCGATGTCCATATCAAGATACGAAAGTACAAGACGTTTGTAAGTGTAGACCATAAGAAATTTAAGAAAATTCTTTTGGATGCATGTTCATAAACGCCTAAATAAAATCGTCTATTATAAAAACCCTCTTGTGTTATTACAAGTGATGACGTATAATAGATTAATACAATGCAAATACAATGTTAATACAATAGGAGAATACAATGTCAGCATCATTAGATAAACTAAGAGCAGCTATGGAAACTGCTTCACCTACAGAAGGTGCAAAAAAATCCTACACAGACGACACGATGTGGAAACCCGAACTTGATAAAACAGGTAACGGTTTTGCGGTAGTTCGTTTTCTACCCACACCCGAGGGAGAAGAGATGCCATGGGTATCATACTTTGACCACGGTTTCCAAGGCCCAGGCGGTTGGTATATTGAGAAGTCTTTGACTACACTTAATAAACAAGACCCTGTGTCAGAATACAATACTCAGTTATGGAATACTGGGATTGAAGCAAACAAAGAAACTGCTAGAAAGCAGAAGAGACGTTTACACTATGTGTCAAATGTTTATGTTGTTTCAGACCCAAAAAATCCATCTAACGAAGGTAAAGTATACAAATACAGATATGGTAAGAAAATCTTTGAACAACTCAAAGAGGCTATCTCACCAGCATTTGAAGACGAACAAGCAATCAATCCTTTCGACCTAAGAGAAGGTGCGAACTTTAAGATTAAGATTAGAAAAGTAGACGGTTACTGGAACTATGACAAATCAGAGTTTGACTCACCTGCCGCTTTGTTCGAAGATGAAGCACAGTTGAATACTATATATTCATCTGCTCATTCATTATCAGGCATAATTGCGCCAGAAGAGTTCAAGTCTTACGATGAACTCAAAGAGAAACTCGATAGAGTTCTCGGTCTAACTGGTTCAGTGAGTAATTCAACTGCAGAGTCAGTTGCGGAAGATATGGACGAAGTGCCATGGTCTAACGTTAACAAAGAGACGGTTGCAGATGAACCTGTAATCTCATCAGCGGAAATGTCTTCTAGTAGTTCAGAAGAGAATGATGCGATGGATTACTTTAAGAAGTTGGCTAACGATTAATTAGTTAGTTAACTACTTATAAATGGGAGTCTACACATCTATATCATGTGTCCATGTGAAGTGTAGACTAACTGAGACCGTAGGAATGGGGGTACTCAGTAAGGGAAAGGTAGTCGGGGTCAAAGCGGGGCTATCGGTACAGAGCGGGATGCTGTAAAGTTGATTGGGGCGACTGTACATCTTTTTAAATAACGAACGGAAAATTTATGCCAAGTGTAACACCAAGAACAGATAAACGAAAGTCTAACGAAGAACCCTTTGATAGGATGTTGAGACGTTGGAAGAAATCATGCGAACGTGCTGGTATCGTTCAAGAGGTTAGAGACAGGCAACACTTTGAAAAACCTAGTTCTATTAAGAACGAGCAAAAA